AGCGTTCTCTGCTCCAAGAATAAGGAACTCGCCAGCGTTGGTCTTCACAATCACCCCTAATTCCGCTACCGAAGCATCTTCGATAACACGGTCAGCCGTTGGGTTGTTATTCGCCAGCCGTAGGATCACAGTCTGAAGGTAGGAGATGTTTCCCCCGTCCCCGTTCTGCTGTTGCCAGTTGGCTTCATGTGAAAACTTAGCCGATTCAAACAGGTAGAGCGATGCGTAGGTGATGAAATCCAGGTTCGTCACATAAGCCGCTAGGGTGACATCGATCGGCGTCCGAAGATCCGACAGATTAAACACCCACGCCGCCCGGTACACGCCCCCAGGTTTCCTCAAATCCTCGCAGTCAATCCCCATGCCATCAGTTATCCCGCAATTCAGCGGGGACAACTGCCTCCGATATTCCAGCATCTTCATTTAGTAAGCAATTACAGTGAGATCGCAGTTGATATAGTTTACCCCGAAGCGCATTTCACCTTGTAGGTAAGTCGTTTTCGTGCGGCAATCGTAGCAAAGTTCGATGTTATTCAGGTCTGACTGATTTTCTACCCCGAATACGTTGTTTTCAGGGAGGGTCATGATAGCAAAGTGACGTAAAATGTCAGTGTATGGTGTTTCTTCGTTCTCCAAAGCTGAGTCAATCACCCAAAGAGGGATCAATTCAATGCCTCTGTAGTACAACTTAGTTTTACCATCCTGACCCATGTTCCAAGAACCTTCAACACAGCAATCAGCGATCAAAGAGTCGTAGTAGTTTTCCCACATTGACCCCGTTACAAACAGTTTCACCCGTCCGGAGGTAAACATCTGCTTGAGAAGGATAGGAGCCTGTCCCCACATCATTCTAAAAGTAGCGACCGCGTCACCCGTGTTCAACACTGAGTCTGAACCGTTAGGTAAATTGTTTCTTACTGGTTTGATACAGTAGGAGGCGAACCCGTCAAGATAAGCTGTCCATAGCCCGTCGATTGTGGAGTAAACAGAAGAACCGGAATAAGCCGACTGACCAAGGAAACTAATTTTCCATACGTCAAGTCTGGCAGCCTCCAATACTTCGTCCACGATAAGGGAACGGAGCTTACCGCCGAGTTCGTAACCCGCAAGCCCGTCACCCACTAAAGCAGGATCGTCGCCCAGCGCGTTATAGGTGCTGAGAAGCCCCTGAAATTCTTTCTTACACCAGGAAAGGTTCAATTCAAACAAACCGGTTTCAATGGTCCGTCCGGTGATGGATCCTGACTGTGTGTAGGTTGGTTCGCAAGTAGCTGTACCCTTAGCAAGCACTGAAGTCAGCGGATTCATAAGGTGTAGCTGTTCTTTCGAACGTACTCCATTACGGATCGAATAGAGAGCCGATAGCGGAGGTGTGTCAATCTTCGGCTTTTGGATTATCTCTTTAGCGAGAGTGCCGGGGTAGGTATACGTCGTGATATTGGGCGTATACATTGAGTTTTCAATTCTTGCCATGTTACTTACGGTTTTTTAGATAGTTTGCCGCAAAGTCACCCATTGGGTCAGGTTGCGTTTGTGATGGAATTTTGTTTACTGGTCCCTTTGCAGGGGGTGTGGTGTCGCCGAATGTTACCGACGCTTCTTCCTTCAGTTTGATGAAGTCTTGTTCTAGCGTGGTCATCCGGTTTTGAATCTTCATTGTTTCGGCTTTCGCTTTAACAGCCTCCCCTTGAGACTGCTGCACCTGGAGTGTGAGGGCTTCATTCGCCTTCATCGCTTCAGATAGCTGTGCCTTTAAGTCTTCTAATATTTTTGCGCTATCCTCAACGGGTTGAGGTGCTTCGGCTTCTGCGGGTTTCTCCGGTTCGGCTTGTGCTTGTACGGTTTCAATAGTGCCGCCTTCTGTGACGATGAAACTTTTACCTGATTCCAGAGTATAAGTTCCTGCCGGGAGTGCTGAGCCATCTTCATAGATGACCTGTTTACCTGTCCAGTCTTCGTCGTCACTTAACACGACTATTGCCGTACCGTCTGAGAGCTTTTCTACAAACTCATTTTTGAACTTGCTTAATGAAAAAAGATTCTCAATCTTCTTCCATAGTCCTTCTGTTTTCATTTCGTTGTAATGTTTTAAGTCCACTTTTGCTACGGCTCGTATTTGAGCGTCAACTACTTCGTCCACAAAGCCGGCTGTTTTGGCCTCCTGTGCGGTGTACCATGTTTCGTTGTCGTACAACTCCCATAGTTTAGGTTTGCCGAGTGCCGTCTTTCTATCATAGACATCAATTAAGAGCGTCTTAATCTTGTCTAATTGGTTGGCAACATGGCGTAAGTCTCTTGCGTCAGCCTGAGAGTTCAGACCTGATATTTTGGGGTTATGAATCATCCACCTTGCGGTTTCATTCATAATTATCTTCTCACCCGCGCCAGCGATAAGGGTAGCTATTGAGGCTGTGGTCCCTTCGACGTAGGTGGTAATCTTCTTTCCTGAATTTTTAAGGAGGTTGTAAATAGCCTCGCCTTCCATGACGTCTCCCCCTGGGGACCATATATGTAGGGCTATTTCGGAGGAGTCGGCAGCGGCGTCTAACTGCGCTTTTACGTTAGTGAATCCGATCTCATTTCTTTCGGGTCCGATTGGACCAAAAATATTTATATCCCCCGTCATGTATTAAAGGTGAGGGGATTTGCAAGTAAATACAGTTACAATTTTTTCCCCAGCTCGTAAACGATCTTCTTAATGCGGTCGAAGGGTTCGTTTCTTTCTTCGGCTACCCTCCAAAGGACTGCGTTTTGAGTACAGGAAGGGCACTCGTTTTTGTACCGTTGGAAGAGGTCATAAACTTGATAATGGTTGACTACTGAACAAGGGATAACACCATCATTGACCATCTTCTGAATGGTTTCCCGTGGAACGTTGTACTTGTTTTCTATTGTCATAGTTTTGAAACTGATTCTCTGACGGATACCCTAGCAGCTACCTTGTTGAATTCCCTAACCCCGACTACAGGCTGAGGTAAATTCCTGATAGCGTTAGCGGTCATTAGGGCTTGTTGGTATGGGTTGATACTTTGTTCTGTTACAAATCCTCCGTCCGCATATCCCCGGCGAACTCCCTCCAAAGCCGATACGTGTGATTGACCAATTGAAGTACTCATAACCGACTGAGGGACTACGTATTCTCCCTTGTGGACAATACCAGCCGGTTCATATTTACCGCCAGATCCGGTATAACCACCTTCGGCGAATTCTACCCCGTTAATTTGGGCAAGGTTGGCCAATCCGGCCGCTATCGCCGCAGCAGCAGCTAATGCGCCAAGTTCAGGACCGATAATTGGAATTACTGCTTGAGATTCAAACGCCTTTTGTGCCGCTGAATAAGTACTTATTAATGTTTGAGCAGAAGCAAGTATTTTATATTCATTGCTTGCCTGATCGAATAAGGTTGTAGCTGATCCTAATATTGAAGCCGTGGCCGCTAATTCAGCCTGATCTACTTGATGTTTGAGTTCTGCTGAATGCTTTTTAAAGGCTAAATCCTTATCATAGAATAGTTTATTTTCCCTTAATAAATCCTTATTTAGCTTATCATTAATATCGATCTGTTGTGCGGCAACGTCCTCTGAGAAACGCAATAGGTTCGCTGCGGCTTGTTCGCGTAGTTCTTCAGGAGAATTGCCGGATGTGAAATCTACAGCCCTGCGTTGTGCCCTTGCGTCCGCGTTCTCAGCCGCTTTGGCTTCCTGAATTAGTTTTAATATGTTCTGCCGGGCAGCTACGTTCTCGGTTAATTTCCCGGTTATTTCTTCTTCCTTATCTGCTATCTCAGCCTGTAGTTGGGCTACCTGTAACTGTGCCGATCGGTTTTTATCATAGTTAGTAGTGGCTCTTTTTATAGCATCTATTTGCGCCTGAATGACAATAACCGACCGCTGTGCGGAAGCACTTAGAATAGCGTCTATAGTCGTCGTCTGGGCGAGTCGTTCTTGTAATGCTTTGCTTTCATCATCCCGGATCCTTCGGGCTAGTTCTGCCCTACGTTCGTCCTCTTTAGCTGCCGCTTGGGCCAACGACCTGGAAATCTCTAAGTCCTTCTGGAGTTCCTTATTATTGGCTTTGATTAATGACTGCGTAGCCAATCCAATATCCAACTGAGCGAGAATACCGAATACTAAAGATTCAAATATCCCCGGACCACCCTCCGCAGCCCCCGAAGCCTCGGCAATGAAATCCCCAAACGCTTCGGTAGCTATCTCAGTCGCGGATGCAAGTAAATTCTGTGCTTTGGCTAAGTCACGGGCCCCCGTTGTACTGGAAGCATAGGCCGTTACCAATCCGGTTAATAGTCCAATCCCAGCCGTTAACGGGGTTGCAAAGGCTGCCATAGACGTGCTGGCCCCTTTGACTGACTGACCAAACGGCCCCGCTGCCGCAGTCGCTTTCTCTAATGCTACCGGATAGTTACCTATCTGGTCTTTAAACAGCCCGGCCGATTTACTGGACTTAGTTACCTCAGCGTTTAATTCACTAAGTTCCTTCTGTAATTCATCTGCCCGTTTCGCGCCGGCTGCGGTTGTTTTATTTAAATTATCGTACTCTTTGACAAGCTCCGATATCTTTAGTTTTAAAGCGTTCCTTGAATTGGATTCAGTGTCTACTAACTTCGTAAGCGTCCGCTTCTGGTCTGTCTCCGACTTGATCGACTTCTGAAGTTTTAAATTAGACTGGACGTATTCATCCTGACTGATGGTCCCGGCTTTGTATTCTTTGGTTAATTCAGCCTGTTGCTTCTTTAGGTTTAATAGATTCTTCTCCGTCTGCACTAATTGCTTTTGTGCATCGCTTTGGTCTATCTGGACGTTTAATAAAATGGTTTCCTCTGCCATTACGGTAATTTTATTAATTGAACCTCACAGTCATTACCCTCGTACCCCGTTATTTTATTCATGTAATACAGGTTAAAAGTTTCTTCAGTACTCACTTTAATAGGACTTAAAAAGTCTATGCCTATGAATAACTTATGCGGGATGTAAACAATGTTGAACAGCTTCACAGGGTCGTTGAATATCCGTTGCACTAATTGCCAGTAGGTTTCTACTATCGTCCGTTGATAGAATAAAGGATGGTCTATTTCTCCGAATGAAAGCGACTGTTTGTAGTCATCGTTTATTACCCGTCCCTGTTGGAGTAGGTTAAAATATGCCAATGACATTTCCGTCCGGTCGAAGGATTCCAGTTTGATAGTTGAGAACCCTGAGAATGAAGTAACCAGGTAGAACGGTATTTGAACCAACAAATAAACCTCATCTGATTCGTTGTACTTGTGTTCGAGTTTAGTCAAAGTGCCGGTTGCTGCGGTGTCGTACGAAAGGCCCACAAACGTAACATATCCATCCCCAGCCCCCGGCGCAGTTTCAGGTGTGACCA